CCTTCTACGGTATATGCAATTAAGATTGATGAAACCACTCTTAAATTTGCTAAGACTGCCGAAGATGCATTAAAGACTGTTCCAAATGAAATACATTTGACATCTGTAGGAGTAGGAGCAGCTCATACAATAACTTCACGGAATCAAAATACTAAGTGTTTAATTGGATTGGATAATGCAATCCAACAACCAATTGTTTCTACTGCTGTCACCACTGGAATAACAACTCAAATAGGAATTGCTGATGTTGTTGTACAAGTCTCTGGAATTACTTCTTTCTTTGGGGGAGATTTAATTCAGATCAATGAAGAGATTATGAAGATTAATACAGTAGGATATGGTACTACCAATCACCTATTAGTTGATCGTCAATGGATGGGAACAGCATTAGGAATTCATACTCAAAATTCTATAGTTACTAAAGTTGAAGGTGATTATAATATTGTGGATAATACTATTAACTTTATTACTGCACCTAAAGGGCCTGATCCAATAAGTTCCACAACTAATGAACCTGATAGTAGAGATTGGGTAGGAATTACTACATTCTCAACTTTCCAAGGAAGAACCTTCATGAGAGGAGCAGCTGCAAATAGTAGTAATAGACCTTATGCTACTAACCAAGTTTTTGATGATATTTCAGAAGGATTTACAGGTGTTGGAAAAACATTTACTTTAAAATCAGATGGATCAAACGCAGTAGGATTTTCTACTAATAATGGAGTTATTCTTATAAACGGAGTATTCCAAGGACCAACTGGTACATTGGACACACCTCAAGATTATACATTATCTCAAGGTTCAGGAATTACTACCATAACATTTACAGGAACAGCAACTTCACTTGCTAGTGATCCTAATAATTCTAATATTCCTGTTGGTGGTGTAGTTGCATCTGTTGGTTCTACTGGTGGTCTGGGATATCAACCTCTTGTCTCTGCTGGTGGAACAGCAATTGTTTCTGCTGCGGGAACAGTTTCTTCCATTAGTATTGGTAATAGTGGATCAGGATATAGAGTGGGAGTACAGACAGTTGTTAATGTGGCCATTCAAACAGGAACTAATGTTCAAACTCAATTAATAGGTATTGGTACTGCTGCAATTACTGCTGGTCATATCACAGGAATAGCAATTACCAACAGTCAAGTCATTTATATACCGAGAGCAATCTATGATGTGGGATATACATCAACGACTGGTATCACAACCATCACTACAACGACAGCCCACGGTCTTCTAATAGGGCAAGAAGTCAAGTTAGCAGGAATTGCATTCACGTGCGATTACCTCCCTGCTGTGGGCGTTCAGAGTGCTGTATATGATAACACTACAGGTATCATGACAGTCACTACATCTAGTGCTCATGGATTGTCTGTAACGGGTAAGGCAAGTGATGTAGTGCTTACTGGATTAGCATTTACTTGTTCATTAGATGATGGAGCAGCTACTCATTCATATCCAAGAACTAGTGATCCTGCTTATGGAGGAACACCTGTTACTGGAGTGGCAAGTGTTACTCAATTTACGATAAATGTAGGGGTTTCCACTGTTCCTACTTTCTATGCATCTGGTGGTACAATACAACCTGCGTTGATTGCACCTAGAGATATAAACAATTCTGATAGTGGTACTGATCCTGCTGCTAGTGGATCTTCAGTATTGACTGTTGGTAATACTACTTCCTTTACTATTAATAGTGGAATTTCTACACGAACACATTTCTATTCAAGAGGTGGAACTGTTAATAGACAAATGGATGTAATAATTGATGAACCACTAGGATATACAAATATTCCTCTAGTTTATAGTTCTGATTCTACCGCAGGAATTGGAACACAAGCTACTGTTGATATTGTAGTAGGTCAAGGATCAAGTGTTTCTCAGTTTGAAATAAAAAATACTGGATATGGATATCAGGATAATCAAATTCTAACCGTTCCTAAAATGGGAACAACGGGTATTCCTACAGATCCATCAAAATCTTTTACAGAATTCCAGATTACTATACAGGATGTTTCTACAGATTCATTTGCTGGTTGGACTTTTGGACAACTGGAAGTATTGGATAAAATTCAAAGTCAATTTGATGGAGTTAAGAGAACATTTACTCTTCAGAAAGATGGAGCTCCAATTACTATTAGAGCGAGAGAAGGATCAAACATTGATGTTCAATCAACTATTCTTGTTTTCATTAATGATGTATTACAAGTTCCTGGAGATGGGTATACTCTTGCTAATGGAAGTATATTGACATTTGCTTCAGCTCCTAAAGGACGTGAAACAGATGGTTCATTTGATGGGGATACTTGTAAGATTTTATTCTATAAAGGAAGTGGAGATGTTGATGTTACTTTTAGAGATGTTTTAGAAACTGTTAAGAAAGGAGATATTCTTACTATTCAAGGAGATGCCGATCTTTGTGCTAATTCTCTAAAACAAGGTGATAGATTAGTAAATGAAATTGCTGCTTCTGATGTAGTTAATACAAATGCTTATACGGGTGTAGGTATTAATGGTGATCCTGATTGTAAGAGAACAGTTACATGGACTAAACAGGGAGTTGATAAGATTATTAATGGTCAAGTAATTAGTAAGAGTCGTGAAGAATTAGAAGCATTGGTTAATCCTACTACATTTATTATTCAATCAGTGGGTGTAGGTTCAACTGTGATATTTGTAGAAAGTGTAAGAACATTCTTTGATGCAAGTAATGAAGATCAAACAACTGCCAAGACTCAAAAGATTTCTCTAACTTCTCAGGATAATATTGTAGGGGCTTCTGCAACTGCTGTTGTATCTGCTGCTGGCACAATATCTTCTGTTGTGGTTAGTTTAGGGGGTACAGGATATACTGCTGCACCTAATGTGATCATTGGTACTCCTGTTGGTTTAGGAACTACAACTAGAGCATCTGTTACATCCACTCTTACTGGAGATGCAGTTTCTGCTATCACAGTTACTTCTCCTGGCACAGGATATACCAATACTTCTGCACCTGAAGTTCTTATTGAAGTTCCTAATGTAACAAGAGAAATAAATGATTCCTCTACTTATGAAGGTGACTTCGGAGAAATCGTAGGAGTTGGTACAACCTGTGTAGGTGTCGCATCTACAGGTATTGTATTTGATATGTACATTCCTACTAATTCTTACTTAAGAGATACTTCTATAGTAGGAACTGCAGTTACAATCAGTGGTATTCAAACTGGATATTACTTTACAGTTTCTAATAGTAATATTGGAAATGGTGTAACATCGATTTATCAGAATCGATCAGTCTTAGGAATAGGAACTACCTTCCTAGATAATGTATATGAAGTCGCTGCTGTTTCTGTTGCACAAACTTCAGTACCTGGTATTGCTAATACATATGTGGCTAGAGTAACAACTAGTGTTTCTAGTTTCAATTCTCTATCGGGAGTGGGTGTGAGTGAATTGTTTGGAAGTTTCTCATGGGGAAGAATAACACTGGGATCAAGACCTAGTGCTGCTGCTACATCCTTTACTGCGTATACGCAAAACGGATTTACTGGTATCTCTACATCAGCAGTGGTAAGTAGAGTTTCTCCTTTAAAATCTCAAGATTATTCTAGTTAACAATCTTTGATAAATAAGTAAAAAAACTATCGCAAAATGGCTGCAATTATAACTGATCAACTTCGTATATTAAATACTAAAGATTTTGTTGCCAGTGTAGCATCGACAACTAATTCATTTTATACGTGGATTGGTTTACCGAATGCTACACAGGTTGATTCTGATTGGAATACGACTCCACCTGATCCACGGGATAGTTTTAATCAAGAGAATGAATATTGGGATACAATGATAGCCTTGAAAAAGGTAGATACTACAGATGTGAAGCAAGTTGTTCAGAAAAATGTATGGGCATCAGGTATTACCTATGACATGTATAGAAACGATATTAAAGCAGAAAATCCTTCTAAACCTTCTAATGCCATTACATTATATGATGCAAATTATTTTATTGTAAATTCCGATTATAAAGTTTATATTTGTCTTCAGAATGGAACCGATCCTGATAATCCAGAAGGAAAAGCATCATTAGATGAACCAACTTTTACTGATCTAGAACCTAGAGCAGCGGGTAGTAGTGGTGATGGATATGTTTGGAAATATCTTTATACTATTAAACCAGGTGATATTGTAAAATTTGACTCTACTAACTTTATGCCTGTTCCTGCACATTGGGCAACTAATACTACTGATGCTGCAGTAAGAGATAATGCATCTACTAGTGGGCAACTTAAGATTGTTACTATCACTAATAGAGGAATTGGATTAGGCACTGCTAATCAAACTTATACGCAAGTTCCTATTAATGGTGATGGTGCTGGTGCAGAGGCAACTGTTGTAATCAATAGTTCGTCAAAAGTAGAGTCAGTAACCGTTTCAAAAGGTGGTTCTGGTTATAGTTTTGGAACATTGGATTTAGAAGCAGGTTCAGTTCCCACAGGAACAACTGCGGCTGCATTTAATGTCATTATTCCTCCTCAGGGTGGACATGGTGCTGACATTTATAGAGAACTAGGAGCCAAGAATGCTCTTGTTTATTCACGCATTGAAAACGATACTGAAAATCCTGATTTCATTACAGGACAAGAATTTGCTCGTATTGGTATAGTTCAAAATCCAGAAGCATATGGTTCTACTGAAAATTTAGAACTAGATAAAGCAAGTGCTGTATATGCTTTAAGATTAACTGGTGCTGGTTCTAGTACTGCTACATTTACTGCAGATGATTTTGTTACTCAAACTATAGGGATTGGATCCACTGCTGTAGGAAGAGTTATTTCTTATGATCAAACAACTGCTGTTCTTAAGTACTGGCAGGATAGATCTACTGCTGGTTTTAATACTAACGGTAGTGCAAATACGGATCCTACTTATGGATTCCAAATGGACAGATTTACTGCAAACATTA